TTTTATGTTGTTTTCGGTATAAATTTCTATACATTTATTAATACCAAGTTGAACTATTTCATCTAATTTTGTTTCTATGTTAAATTCACCAACAAAATCTAAATTTTTATTCCATTCTGTTTTATATGCAAACCCATCAGTCTTAATTTTTGATAATGATTCCATAAGAGAATTTGCCTCTTTTAAAAATAATTGTTTATCGTGTATAATATTTAGTTTGGTTTTCCAAATATAAGTGGTATCGTCAAAAAATATTTTTTCCATTTTTTTATATTAATGTGATTTTATTTTTATGGTATTTTTTATTTATATCTAAAAAATGAAAATTACAACAAAACACAATTCGTTCAGTATTTGAGTTTGTATTGGTTTCAGCACGATGTAATAAATTAGCGTCGAATATCAACAAATCACCTACGTTTGGTAAAATTGAGAACTCCTCACCGAATTCATCTTTAAAAATTAAATGTCCTTCTTTACCATTTAAATTATCTGGCATTTTACTATAATAAGTTAATGTGTAATCTGGCTTTTGTTTTATAAAAATTGTTGATACTTTTTCATTATGTTTATGAAAACCAGAATAAGTGTCATTATTTTTACTAATAAAAATCCATTCATTTGTACTATAAAAAAACGGCTTATTAATTAAGTAAAACATAGAGTCTACAATATTATTTCTAATAATATTTATATTTTTAGAATTTACTCTCACGTACGATTGTATACCGTACGATTGTGTACCAGGTGATTCTGTATATGATTGACTCACATTCTGAGTAATTTCAATAGAATACCATAATTCTTTTGATAATTGTTCATTATCTATTCCTTCTATACGTTTTCTATATATTATTATATTTTTACCTAATTTAATTTCTTCCAACATATTAAATTAAATTTTGTTTTTTTAAATCGGTCCTGACTAACGATATCCAATTTACTAATGAATACCTAACTCCACTTAAAACAGGAGTCACTCTATGTGATAATCTTGAATTAAAAATATATAATGTTCCAATTTTATTTTCTATTGGTACTTGTTTTCCGTTAGAATTTTTTATTTCTAATATACCTCCCTCGTATGTGTTATTTAATTGTATAACTATTGATGCAAATCTATCTCTAAATATGACATCGGTACCGTCAGTGTGCCAATTAAAATACTCACCTTCTTTATATTCGGTAAATTGAAAATTTCCCAAACCAGTAACTTCCATACCATTTATATTGAAAGTTTCTCTTAACTTATTTGTTAATCTTTCATTTAAAAAACCTAAATCAGATATCCAACCAATTGACGATTTTCTATTTTTTTTAGTGGGTGCGGCTTTAGATTTATCGAAATATACTCTTGCGTCTGATAATTTTAATTCTCCTTTACATTTATTTAAAATAACATCACATTCTTCGGGTGATAGGAAATTTTCAAATATATCTATGTTATCAATCATATATCTTATTTTTTTAATCCAAATTTTATCCATTTATACCATACCCTTTCGTGTAGATAATATTGAATTGGTTTATATATTAATTCAGCCACTCCAAAGGCTGCTCCGACTTTAATTGATCCACTAATTAACCACATTAATAAAAATCCAATTACCGTACTAACAATACGATATGATATGGTTTTAGCTATGTGTCTCTTCCTCTCTACTATCATTATTTTTAATATTTGAGTATTCAATTAAATCTCCATTTGAATCAATATATCCATTTCTTATTTCGGTACCACTAATTTTAGCAATCTCAGTTGGTGGTTCGTGATATATCACATCGTACCCAACACCTCTACCGTAGTTAACACTTTCAATATCAGGAATTATTGATATTTGAACTCGTTGTGAATTATCTCTAAAAAATTGTTCTTCAGATAAATCCATCATAACTTGTTGTGCAGTCTTAGGGTTATTTTCATCGGTGGGAACATTTCTAATTGCTACCCACACATCCTTTCCCTTTTCCAATTGTTGGTTAATCAACCACTCGTGTCCTTTGTGCCAATTTTGCCATCTTCCGATGTAAAGTGCGTACTTTTTACTCATATATTTAATTTTATAGTTAATTCAATAAACGAATCAACCTCTTTTCTGTTACTTGTGTCAATATCTACAAAATTATCTGTAGGTTTTTCGTAATTTGACACGTGAAACCCTTCCCTACCTCTTTCATCTGTGGTATGTACATAGATTTCAGTAACGTTGTTATTTTCTTTAAATTGGTCCCTTTGGTCCTTATATGGTGAAACTAAGGATACGATTACATTAAATCCTTTTTCACTCATAAATCTTGCAATATCCTGAGCTCTCTCAATGTTTTTTCTCCTCCCAACCTCAGAATAGTCTTTATTTTGAAAGATGTCCCGTAAGTCGTCTCCATCAATGTGAATTACATTAATGTTCTCTAAATAATTAACCAAATGTTTACCCAATGTCGTTTTTCCAGCACCAGGCTGTCCTGTTAACCAATATATCATAATACTATAATATAGTCTTTTTTGTTTGAAAAACCAAATTAATGATTATAAATAAATGGATCTCTTTTACGTAACTCTTCTAATTTCTTTTTAAATTCTTTTTTTCTTTTGCGGTCAGCAAAATATTTCTTAACCCAATTAATTAACTTCATCATATTATTGTTGTTTTGTTATTACATAATTCCCCATTACCAATATATCCATATCGGTATCATAAAAAGTTTCCACAGCATCTTTGGGAGTCAATACCATAGTTTTATCTTTAACGTTAAATGATGTATTCAATAAAATTGGATACCCACTCACTTGTTCAAATTCTTTTAATAAATCATATATAAGAGTATGTTTATAAACGGTTTGTACACGTGCAGATCCATCAACGTGAGTTACAGCCTTTAATACATCACGATAATCTTTCTTAACTTTAACCACTTGATTCATATATGGGACATCATCAGTCATCTCAAAGTATTCGTGTTGTTTCTCCTTAGTTACCATTGGTGCAAATGGTCTAAAACCTTCCCTCTTTTTAATAACTTTATTGATTCTATCCTTCATACCATCTAATGTCGGATTAGCTAAAATTGAGCGGTTACCCAAAGCTCTTGAACCGAATTCAATGTGTCCTTGGAACCAACCCACAACTTTACCTTCATTAAGTTTTTTTGCAATAAAAACTTTTAAACCTTTCTCAGTGTTAAATTTCTTAAAGTGTCTCCCTTTTAATGCTTTTTGAATGTCGTTATAAAAATATTGTGGACCTAAGAATGGATTTCTTGTAATTTTACTTTTAATCTTTCTTTCTTGTACCAAGTAATGTACAACTGCACCGATAGCGGAACCAGCATCTGATGGTGCTGGTGGTATCCATAAACTATTAAAATGTGAATCTGTACTAATCTTACCATTCGCGGTTCCGTTATATGCACAACCCCCACTTAAACATAGGTTATCACTTTTTTTAATTAATGACAATGTTTTCAACACATCGAATAACACTTCTTCATATCTTTTTTGTACCGCGGCCGCCAAATCTTCGTGTATTGTTGTTAATGTTTCCTCAGGTAGTCTTTGTTCAATACCTAACAATTCAGGTAATTTTTCATTGAACATAATCTTATCTGATTTATTCCAACAAAAAACATCCATATTACATTTTAAAGCTCCATTTTTAAATGAGATTAATTCTCTTACTTTTTCAATATACGTTTCAGGATTACCATATGAGGCCAATCCCATAACCTTATACTCACCTTCGTTTGGTCTGAACCCTAAGAAAGAAGTCATTGCTGAATAATATAATCCTAACGAATGTGGGTACTTAGACATACTTTGGTATTTTATACCGTTGTAATCGGCAAACCCATATGACATAGTATCTTTCTCCCCTACACCGTCCACAGACAAACACATAGCCTCTTCAAAACTAGACGTGTAAAATGAATAGTAAAGGTGAGCCTCGTGGTGTGTTGAATAAAATACGTTTGGTGATAATTTTTTAAGTTTATCATCAACTTCCTTATCCACGTTACGTATTTTTAAAAATGACTTTAAAGAATATATGGGATTCTTAAACATTTGAGGTTTTATGTTTTCAATAACCCTCTCATATTTTAATTTTGGGTCCTCATAGTAACAAACAGCTTGTAAATTCTTATCGGTTATCTTGTAGTGTTTATATATGTACTCCAACGCCTTTTCGGGGAAAGAACTGTCGTGTTTAATTCCTGTGAATTTTTCTTCTTCACAAGCAAAGATTAATTGGTTATCCCTAAAAAGACAAACCGATGAATCGTGATAAAATGCGGATATTCCTATTATATACATTCCTTATTTTTTAAACAGAACCTTTTTTAATAATTCAGGTTCAATATATTTTATTGGGTAATGAACACCTAATGGATTTGGATAATAGATGTCTTCCATACTAAATCTTTTAGCTTCATCCACATCAGCAACCCCTCTACCTTTAAGATACTTTACAAAATAAATATCTTCCCAAATGACTTCCTTAACTTCATTTGTTAAAGATATTTCTAACATCACATCTCTAGTTCTCAATGATAATCCACCATTTCCAACATACGACCCTTCTTTTGGTTTTCTCCAAGGTGCTCCGATGTAATCGTATTCCAAAAATTCATCAATACCACTCCTTAATAATATCGAATCCAGTTGAAAAGTAAAGACCTTGTCTCCTTTTACTTTTTTCCAAAATTCAACATCTCTAAATAATGTGTTATATTCTATTTTGGATAAGTCTTTGATGTTCAAATTAACTACAATAACCTCTCCCCAATCTTTAACCATTTCTTTAAAGTATTCGTAATTATCGTCACCACAAAAAATCTGTAAACCCCATTTGATGTCGGAATTGGTCTCATTTAGATAGTACATACACGTTTTCATTGTAATGTATATATCTTCGTGTATACGGGGTTCTAATGTAATCGCATAATGTGTTGTCCCACTTGTTATACTTGGGGTATACCATTTCAATTCCTTTTCCATATTTCTAAGATGCTCTTTCCATATGGGGATGTTTATCTCGTTATATTTTTTTTCTAAGTTTTCCATATATGTAATTAGCAATCACTTTATACCCATCTAAATTTGGGTGATAATCCCCCTCGTAAAAGTTCTTCTCATCATTCCACACACTTCTACTCCCGTACTC